ATGTTACGGCTATTGGCTGTACCAATAGTTTGATCAGCTACACGCTCACGGCTGTCCTTTGTACCAGGAGATCCCCAGAACTTGTAACGATCTAGCTGAACGGTTTGTCCAGGTTGGCGAGTGAAGTCGTGTACCACTACTGGTTCGACTGCCATCTCTGCAATGTATCCAGGATGCGGTCTATATAGTTCCGCACCTAAGATTTTTGGAAAATCGTTATCAATAAACACTTGTTTTTATTCCTCCAATGTCTGAAGTTTGTAATTATCGGGTGAAAGAGTCAGACATGAGCATGCCTTATCTAACTTTGTATTTTAACAGTCTGTAATTTATTACTTAGTAAGGTTTATTTCTTGTGCTAAATACACAATTAATAGACTCTTAAATTACTAGAACCATATGCTTCGGGATCAACAATTGTATTTTGTTGAAGCCCACCAATGCCAGCCATATTTCCTATGTTGCTGACACCTCCTCCTATCATGCCGCCAAGACCACCGTAAGTTAAAGCACTAAGACCAGCCATACCAGCCATTGCTGGATTAACCATACCCATTTGTGCATTAGCGTCATCAACGACTTTTTGATATTCTTTTGAACGTGAAGTACCTGCACCAGTGTCAACATCATAGAAATTTTGTTTTCTATGTGCTCCACCAGTTTTTTCTTTCACGCCTCTAGCAATATCTTTTTTAATTGCTCTACTTGCTCCTCTCATATGAGGTACTCTTGATCCTAATACTCCACCTAAAGCTCCTGCTCCCAGAGCTTCTAAGGCTAGACGACCACCGCCTTCTCTATCCGCTTCTCCAGAAAGAACATTTCCTAAAGTTGCGGCTCCAGCAGTAGCTGCTCCTACCCCTAAGCCTGAAGCTATAGGGTTAAGAGTAGCTTGATTTAACCATCTTCCTGCTAGTTGCATAGCGTATTACTCCATTACAAAGAGTTTATTTTGCACTGTTTGAGGAGCTGCTTGATTTAGAACTTTCCATGCATTCTGTGGATCTCTTGCCATTTGCTCGTTAAAGCTACCCCAGAAATTTTCTGGTTGCTGTGGTGCAGATGCAGCTGGAGGAGCTGGGAAGTTTTCTCCAACTTGAGCCATAGCATTAGTATTAGCTGTTGGATATCCTTTAGTTCCTAAATCTGCTGCATTTTCATAGACAGGATGAGGTCCTTGTGGTCCGAAGAACTTTAAAGTGTAATCACTTAAAACATCTGGATTGGTAAGAATCTCGTTATATGCATTATTTTCTTGATGTTCTTGAACAGCAAATTTTGCATATCCTTGTATAGTATTGGCTGCTCTATGTCCCCATTCAACTGCACTATCGAGCATTCCTTCTAGATTTACGGCGTACTGATTTAGTATCGCTGGTGCCTCTATCCCGAACGCTTGAATCACGTCCCTTGACTCGCTGCTTAGGTTGTAATAATCCGCTATCGCTCCGTCCACTTCTGCGTTCATTACCTGGGCTTCTTGCCCTGATATTGTCGAAGAGGGTTGGGAATAACTGGGCGATGAGATCTGGTTGGCTTGCCAAGTCTGCGGAACCGATTGAGGCATAACCTGGGGACTGGGTTGTCCGTAGTTCGCCTGGGTATATTGTGGACTCTGAATCTGCGACTGTTGACCCTGGAACGGGGATTGCACTGGCTGACTCAGCACTCCTACTACCTTGTTGAACGCCGACTCCCATGGATTGCCCTCCGAGGAATTCGGCTGGGATTGGGGGGCGTACTGAGTAGGGCTTGATTGGTAACTGGGGGCTGCCGCTGGTACCGCTTGGGGGTAACTCGTACCCACCTGATACGGTGTTGGGGCTGCTTGGACTGGTGCTTGTGGAGCTGCTGGAGCTGCCGCCACGTAGCTGTTGGGTGCGACGGCTGCTGGTGCTTGGCTCGTCGGTGGGGTCGATTGGACGGTAGCGTCCTGCATAACTCATCTCCTTTTGAAGGGCTTCTAATGTTCGATACAGATATGGGGTTAAATCCAGTCTTGGATCTGCTGCCATAGGTAGATCAGGTGACTGCGGGTGAGGGGTCTGCATCATGCCTCCCACTAGCTTTGAAAATTGCGAGTATGCACTCTGCAATTCATTCACCATTCTGAACGGGAACCCCGAAAGCATTGCTGCTCTTTCCTCATCCGTCTTAGACGGAAAGAGATATTTCAGTGCTTCTATGCTATCTACCCCTAATTCTTGAAGGTTTCTTACAACAATTGAATTATTTAGGGTATCTTGAGTGGAGTCTTCATATACTGGTCCCATCCATCTCCATTGAATTGTAACATCACCATCAGGTATTAAACCTTTAACACCTGGGGGAATCTGTTCAGTTCTTAAACAAGCAATCATTAATTGTTTAACTTGATCATCATAAAACTCCATAGCTTGTAAATATGCTTGTCTTTCTTCTTCACTAGCACCATCAGGTAAATCAATAGGTTTTTGTATGTTTGCTGCAAAAGCTAATGAGTCTTTAAAAAGTTTTTCTTCTTGATAAATAATTAATTCTAAACAACGAGATAAACCATAATCATAAATAGATCTTGCTTTCTTTTTAGAAGTTGCAGCAACACGTCCAAATAATGATTTGTATTCTGTAGCCGTTATACCCGCAGATATTGATAGTTCATCCACACCACCTAAAGCAGTTCGTATTTCTTCTCGATACATACGAGAATAAGCATTTTGATCTCCAGTAATTGCATCAGGAACAATATAACCTACACGATCATTTGGTTCTAAGTTTGCAATAACTCTTGGTACTCTAATCTGTCCATCTACACCACGGGATACAGGATCTGATTTATAGCGAGAAGAACTTAAAGCTCCAACTCCTACAAAACCTGAATTAGCAGCGATAGAAGGACGTTGAACACTTGCTTCTCCTCCTGATTCAACTAGATCAGTTTTAGGTCTTGAAGATAATAAAGTTGGATTACCAAAGAAAGTGACATTCTTTCTCATCGTTTGCATAATCTCATCATGAGTACAGATGTGATTTGCTAGTGCTTCAAATTCTCCTGAACCTTCATGTGCAAAGCCTTTTGGATTATTAAATATTTCTACACAAGGTATAAAGCCTAAAGTATTGATGGACTCTTTAGTCTTACCTGGCATAGAAGGATAAGGAGCATCAAAAGTTATTTTATGATCTGAATGAGTTTCAGTAATAACCTTTCTTTTAATAGATAAACGAATATACTTTTTTCTATTATGTTTATTTTGTGGATCATGTCCTGTTAAATTTGAATCTTCTATAGGTTGTTCAGTACCTGTTTTTTTTCTAACTTTATAATCATAAATTACAATAACTTCTTCTAATTCCCCATCCACACTGTAGTAACTTCTGTATTCATGCTTACGGAAATAATAAAGACGATAATTATTATTTGTAGGACGAATATAAAATAGCCCTTGTCCATCACATAAAAAATAATCCCAAATTGAGTCTAAACGAGATTCGAGTTGATTATATTTAATAACTCGATCTATATAATCTTTTCTTTGATTACCAAAGTTATCTTGAGCAGGAAAGAATTCAACTCCTTGACGAATGCCAAAAAGTTTCATTTGTGCTAAATGTGACGCTACGATTCCTGTATCAATTGCAGCTCCTCCATCTTTTTCAAGATAAGAATCAATTATTTCTTTAAGACGTGCTTTAGCGTCAGTAGCCATTAGTCTTTTTCTTGTTTCCTTTTATTAAGTTTAGCAGCTTTCTTTTCTTTCTTAAGAGATAACCATTTCTTAAAATAAAATCTATCTTCAGCCGTAAATAATTTTACTTCTTTAATAGCTTTCTTAACTAACTTCTTTAATTTCATTAAATTGGTGGTAACGATACTCCAAGCATTCTTTTAGCTGCTTCTACTTCTGACATATTAGGATTATTTCTAGTTAAATTATTTATTTTTGCATTTCGCATTGCAGATCTATGTTTTGTAGGATCTATTGTATTTCCTCCAAAATCAGGTGCATTTGCAATTTGTGGTCCATAATAAAAGCTTGCATTTCCTAAAGCACCACCAGCTGCACCAGTTGGACCTTGATTACCGATTGCACCTTGTAAAGGAATAATATTAACTGGTTGTTGTGTGTAAGACATACCTTGAGGCGATGTCGTACCTAAATTTCCAATTGCACCAGCTATATTTTGTTCTCCTCTATAACGATTACTTAACATTTTTTTTATTCAATATATACATATATTTTACTCTTCTTGTACTTTGTATCCATTGGGATCATTTAATTTAGTTAAAACAATACCAATACCTTTAATGTCCCATTCCAAATGATCTCCTCTTTTCCATTGCAACTCATCTGTTATTTCAGGAGGAAAACTAATACATAAGTCACCAAATAAATTATCGTCTAATTCCAATATGTATGTCATTTTTCTATAAGCTTTTCTACTAGCTTATCAAGCTTATTATGTATTGCTCGAAAATGATCATTCATATCTCTCATTTCACGAACAAAGTCAGCTTTTAAAACATATTCCAATGGCATTCTATTCACATGTTCCTCCAATGCATTAATACGCATTCTTTGATTTTCTACATTTTGAATAGAATCTTTTAAACGTTCTTTATGACGTTCTAACACTTTACTAGCAATCCAACCTCCTCCTGTTATAGAAGAGATAACAGCTGTTAATGCAAGTGTGAGAAAGTCTGGTCCCACGTTTCTATCCTTTTTCTTTATTCTAAATCAAAAATCTAATTGCAANGAACCTTTTTTCATTAATCCAGTAACTAACCAAACTAAGGCATCTACACAATCGTCATGTCCACTAACACCAAAGTTAGTTAATTCTTCAAACATATTCGTAAAGTTTCTATAGCGATTAAATATAATTTTTCTATCTTCAAACATACCCATAATTCCACGGAATCTAGCTAACTTATCTCCTCTAAAACCTTTAACTGGATGCCAAATTAGATTATATAAACTTTCATTCTGTAAACAAATACGTTTAAAATCTGCTTCTAATGATGCTTGATACTGAACAGCTTCAGACCATATGTCACATGTTGAATGTGTTGGATAATAAAGACCACCTTCATCAACTTGAATAATTGACCAATCATTTAACAACTCTTTCATAGCATCTAACTTTTCTAAATTACCCATAACTCGTATTCGTCTGTAATCAATAATATGTATTCGATCTTCAATCCTCCCCCCTAGTACCATTACCGTATAGTCATTCTTTTCTCTTATTCCTGCTGACAGGTCTACCCCCACTCCTAACGTATCAAATTCGGTTGATATTTCTGCTTTAACGATCAGTTCAGGTGCAAGCGATAATTCATTCTGTCTTACCACCTTATTCATATACTGAAAGGAGAAGGCAATCGGAGATTGCCGTTTTTTTTCTTTTAAGTATTCAAGGGACCACATTTCAGGCCAATATGATTCTTCATCACCTGTTTTGGAATCATTTTGGATAGCGGAGAGAACAATTTGCGTCCAATTATTTTGTTCGTTAAAAGTAGTGGAATGAATATCGTCATGTCTAAATCTAGTACCAAGACAGATAGCTCTACCACCTTCAAACATAGTGGGAGCGATAACTGCGTTCCAATTTTCCTGCATTGTTTTACGAATATCAGGATTAGCAATATCAGCAGCTGATTTTATAGCGTCATCAATCATCACAAGATGAGAACGCTTTGAAGTAACAGAACCTTTTAATCCAGCAGCACAGAGAGTAAATTGTTCTTCACCAGTAGTATCTATTCCTGCAAATTTATGATCAATCGACCAGTATTCGTTACTAGTTACATTTTTAAGTAGACGTACTTTAGGAAATACTTCTTGGTATCGTTTACTTTCAATAATACGTTTAATTGTTGCAGATTTAGATCTAGCAATATCAACGGTATAAGAGAGATAAAGAACTTGTAAAGGAAGACCAGCTTGTGTATGAACACCAATAGCCCATGCAGTTAATAAACCAAGAACAGTTGATTTAGCTGAACCACGGGGAGCTAAAAGATCTATATTTGGTCCTGCAATTTTTATTAAACAACTACTATCTTCATTCGTAACAAAATTTCTATTCCATTCTTGATGATGTTTTGCTGGAGGTTTATCTGCTACATAATCACAAAAGAAACCAAAATCATCTCTTGCTTTTTTTAAAGCTTCGACATTTTTAGGTTTTTTAATTTGTTGATTACGTGCTGCAGCCTTCGCATTACGTCTATAAGCAAGATGAGTATATGAAGGCACAATAAATTATTAAACTATTAATTTAATAATACCGAATTAAAAAGGAAATTCATCTGGATCAAATTTTTTTAGTTCAGCTAATGTATGGTTATTTTCTATTGGAAGAATTGTATTTTTAAAATAATATTCTTCTTGTTCTTTTTTATTTAACAATTTTCCTGTATCAGGATTAATTAATCTTCCTTTTTTATCATATGTAATACCTATTTCATCTTCAATCATTGCTGTTTGACTATTTAATAAAAATTCAGCTTCTTTACGAATATTTTTAGGAGTAATTGGTATATTTTTCAATTTTAAATGTTCGATAGCATCATTAGATAAGTCTTTAAGATTGTTATACAAAAGACCTCTAGGTTCAGTCATTCCTTTAATTCTTAATTTATTATGTAAAGGAGCAACAGAAGCTTGATAAACTATATCTTGAGCATCAGAAAGAGACCTTATTAAATTCTGATATCTACCTGCTAATTGCATTTTTAATTATTTTTTTTCTGTTCTTTATACTTCTTAGCTTTATCTAAAGCAGCTTTACGTTTTTCATTGTCAGACATTTCAGTACCATCAGCTTTTTTCGCTTCTTTATTTTTTAAATATTCAAGTAACTGTGGTGGTAATTTTTTTTTAGCCATTTTTATTTTCTTCCACCTTTACGTCCACCTCTTCTCATTCCATCTTCTACAGCCTTACGCTGTAAATCTTTTGGTCCACGTCCAGGTTGCTTATAAGGATTTCCATCAGGATCTTTAAATTTATCAGGTATTGGCATAATGCCAGGTCTGCCTGGTTCTTTGCCTTTATCTATTGAAGGTTTACCAGTAAAAGGATCTATTCCAGGTCCTCTTTGGTTACGATCATCTACTCCATCACCATCATTATCTAGAAACTGATGAGTAAACGCCATAAATGGAGGTGCTCCTATTTTTGCTCCATAACCTGGAGTAAAACCAGGTCTTGTTGGCTCTAATTCAGCAAGTGGGTCTCTGCCTGGTCTTTGGATAGGTCTTCTGTCTTCCACTGGATTAGTTTCATATATTGGTCTTCTAAGTGGGTCTCTGCCTGGTCTTTGGATAGGTCTTCTGTCTTCTGGTATTCTAAAATCAGGATCTCTTGGTCTTCTAAAATCAGGATCTCTTGGTCTTCTTGGTCTTCTAAAATCAGGATCTCTTGGTCTTCTGTCTTCTATTGGTCTTCTAAATGGTTCAGGATCAGTTGGTGCTGGTCTTACAGTATTATCTGGTTCTCTATCAGGTAATTTAGGCTCATTATAGCGAGTTGGATCATTTGGATCTTGTATTCGACCTCTTATTGGTTCTCTTTCTGGTCTTCTGCCTGGTCCTCTTATTGGTCCTCTTCGATCATCATGACGAATGACGTCCGAAGTAGCCATTGGTTCTCTGCCTGGTCCTCTAGGAGGTTTATTTGGAGAAGCTTTTCTTCTATTACTTCTATCATTATCTCTAAAAGCACCATCAGCTGCATTTCTTTGCTCATCTTTAGCTTTAATAGCACCTCCTATTAAACTTCCACCTATTCCAGGGGATCGAGATGAAGGTAATTCTGGCGGTCTAGGACGTATAGTTCCAGATCCTTTAATTGGTGGACGTCCTGCTCCCATTTTTTTTAGCTTTCTAATCTTTTTATTTTAACCGTACTTATTCTTCTAATTGCATTCTTGCCCATACACTCATTGTTGCTTCTTCCAAAGGTATTTCGATAGGATCATCTTTAAAAATAAACATTAATTCTCTAATAGCTCGATCTGCACCAGCCATTAATAAACCTTTTCTATCTTTTGTATTTGTAAATTTTTCAACTTGATCAATATGTCCACGTACTTCTTTTTGCATAGAAGCAATACGAGCAACACCTGCATCACGTTTAACTAAACCCGTCTCTACATCAGCTCTTAATTTACGAATATCTTCTTGCATTTCATCGATTTCAAATAATAATTTTTTTCGATGATCTGGTTTTTCATATTCTTGATTAACCCAAAGTTCACATGAAGTTATGGTTCCTTGATATCCCAAAAAACGTGCATATAAAAATACTTCAATAAGTGAATAATTATCAGAAGCAAAAGAGCAAAAAGATTCCTGAGTAGAAGAATCTAAATTATCAACCCAACCATCAAATAATTCAATATTTATAAGCTGATTGGGCTTGTTTATAATCTCTTTCTTCTTCCCTACGTTTTTGTTCCGATTCGTAACCGATGTTTTTACGCTTTTCTTCACCTTGATCTTGTAATTTTTTCTTGGAGAAATCATAAGCAACACCAGCAGCTTGCTTGTATTTGTCTATATCAAACCAATCATCTTCCTGTGGTGGAAGAGGAGCATTGCTAGTCATCGCTAAGTACCATTATTAATTAAATAATTACTAAATCAAAGATTTAGAAGTTACTCATCATGTTTGCTAAACCAGTAGCCCATGTTCCTCTTCTATCTTCAATAGATTTATCACGTGATTGACGAGTTTTAGAAGCTTCTAATCTACTAAGAAGATTTTCAAATTTGTAAATATCAAAATAATCATTAGTTTGTGCGTCTTCGTTAGTCATTATTCTAGAAAATTTTTAACTACAATAATTATAGCAAGTGTATTTTTAAAAACTAAATCCACCAACTAAGCCAGCATAAATATCTCCTTCTTTTCCAATTCTTGTAACTTCTTTCGCACCTTCATTCTTAAGACTTTGAATTTCTTTATCAATTGTTCCTTGTAAATTAGTTAGACCAGCACTATATAAGAATTTACGTGATTCACGAATGTTATCCATTGTGAAATCTAATTCTGCAGGAGTTCCTGTATAAGTATCTTGCCAATCAGGTAATGCTACACCTGTATCTGTTTCTAATTGGGATCCTGTACCGCCTGTACCGCCTTTATAAGTAGGTAAAAGTGATTTATCAAAGTTAAAGGTACGTCTACCTGTTCCTACACCTTCTGAATCTCTTTCTTCTTTACCAAACATCGTGTCATAATAATTTTCTAAATAACTACGACCAAACTTTTGTTTATATTCTGTACTATCTGTAAGAGAAGTTTTGAAAGCATCCAAATCACCAAAATAACCACTTTGTAAACTATCCTTAGCACTAGAAATTTCGTCTTCTGTACCAACTCTCCCTAATATTTGTTGATAAGCAGTTCTAATATTTTGATCTGTTCGTTGACCTAATAAACCACCCGTTCTAACAGGATTTCCTTCGTCATCTGTATCACCTGTACCTGTTCCAAGATAATAATCTCCTAATCTACCTAAATCTTGATCAACACTCCAATTTTGCCAGTTTTCAGGAGTTTCGTAAGTAGGTACGTTAGTCCAACCTCCTTCTGGTTCTCTTACACCTGATTCATCCACATCTTTTGTTTCAGGATCATCTGGTATTTGATATCTTTCCCATACAGATCTAGGATCACTTCCACCTGCAAAATTAACTGAACCCGCAGCTAAATTATAATCGGTTGCATAATCTTTTAATACATTTTGAGCTTCTGTATAACCAATCAATCCTCTAGCTAATTGTTCTTTGGTTGTATCATATTTAGATTGCCAACCTGCTCTACCAGTTTGTTGTTTACTCTTTGCTGATTTATAAGTTTGTAAATCACCAGCCCAATCTCTATATTGAGCATCTTCGTCTCTTTGTCTTTGATATTTTAAATAATTTTCAAAAGTTTTATCTGGTGGGGGAGGCTCATTAACAACAGTTGTATTACCTTTATTATGTGAAAGTATATTACCTGAAATATAAGTATGTGCTCCTTCTACTGTTAAATCAATAATTTCTCCTTCATTAATCTTTTTACGACTAATAAACTCTAAATTACCTTTTAAAGATATAACTCTATCTCCTTTTGTTAGATCCTTAGCTTTAATCCATTTTGCTTTATTTTTTGAATAAAATCTATGATTAGGAGAACATTCAATATCTTCTTTATCGAAGTGAAGAGCTACTAATTTAGAATTACTTTTTTGTATAAAAATAACTTTATGATTACCACGTTCAAAAGTATGTTGATCTAAAGTATCAACTTCGTCTCCAACACGTAATTGATGGATAGGTTTTGTTGTTCCATCAGAAAGAAGAATATTTGATTTTAGAGTTGAGCAAGCCATGGTTATCCAAAGAATCCAAGCTCAGCTTGGTATCGTTTATCTTGTGTTGAAGGACCAAATAGTCCACTCAGTTTTGCATTTGCTTCTAACATTCGACCTGCAAAATCTTCTCGTTTTCTTTTTTTACGTAACGCTGTATTCTCAGGTGAATTTTCAAATATATTAAATCGTTCTGCTTGATCAATTTTACTTCTAGCCATTAAAGGAGATAATACATTTTGTTCCCATACAGCTGCATCTTTTTGTCTTTTAAGATTTCCTTTAGCGAATCTATCATTTTGATTTGCACCCCACATGGTCATAGCAGCTTGCATTTTAGCCATGTCTCGGCCATGCAAGATGTTTTGATTAGATCTAAAGTTAGCAGCTTGAGCAGATTGAGCAGCAGCAGAAGCAGCTTGATTTCCTGCAAACATACTTCCTACGAGGTTCATACCTCCTAAAACAAGGGCTGCTTCAAGACCAATCGTCACTATTTAACCTCCATTGCTGCTATCTTATTGCTTATTCTAATACCCATAATTCCTTATCCTCTTCCAAATGCATAATCCTGATAAGCCATAGGACTAATAGCAAAACCAGGATTGTTATATTGTGGTAAAGCTCCTGCAATTGCTGCGATAGACCTAGTTAGATTGTCATAAGAATCTGCAGCTCTCATTCCTCCCTCTCCAAATTTTCCTGCAAGATCAATACCTTTCATCATCATTGCTGCTTCTATTTGATCCTTATTAATGTCTTTAAGAATAGATCCATATTTATCAAGTTTCTTATCTGCTTCTTCTTCAGTTTTTTCTTTTACCTTATCTTGATCTAATACTATCTTTCCTCCTCTTCCTTCTTTTTTATAGTCTTCAGCTATTGTTCCTATCTGCGTATCACCAACTGCTGTTCCTTTTTTCGCTCCTGAATGTCCCATTCTATCAAAATCCCAATCTCGACCTATTAACTGTCCAAATGCATCAGCTGTACCACCAATCAATCTATCTACGCCAGTAGGTCCATCTTCAGCTATGTTAACTCCACCTTGAACGATAGTATCTGTACCTGTATGTTTTTTATTCATTCTTTCTAATCGCCAAGGTATTAATCCTCCTGTCGGATCTAAAAGTTCCCATAAATGTTTTTCTTTAATATTCCTTGGATCTAAATTTTTAAATTTAGCCATCTCTCCTGTAAAATAATTTTTTGGAATAGATGTTGTTCTATTTAAAAGATTTTGAAAATATTCCATTATTACCAGCCTCTAGGAATGTAAGGGTTGTTAGATAGCATTTGACCAGTAGTTGCAAGGGTCTGTGATACTAATTGCCGTTCTAAATCTTGATTAGCAATCTTGTTATATAGAGGTAGCTGCATTTCAGCTAACTTCATTTGTTTCTTTAAATCCTTTTTAGTTCTTGCATAAGGAGTTAAAGCAATTGGACCTAAATTCCAATCTGGTCCTGCTAATGGATTATTTGGATCTAATCCTGTTATTTTTTGACCTAAACCAGAACCGATACTAGAACCTAACCAAGAACCTGCTAATACACCAACAGGTCCTAATGGTGCTCCTAATGCTCCACCAATAATTCCACCAGCTGCTGTACCTGCACCACCTGCAAAATCTCCTCCTGCTGCTTGCATTACTCCAGCTAAGACAGGAAGTCGTCTTGAACCCATCTTGGCAACACCCATTGCTCCAGTTCTAAGAGCACCTTTTGACATAAGTCCCTTTGCACCTAAAGCTCTACCTGATGCTTGACTAGCAGTTTCTGGGAAAAATCTATACAAAGCTTGTTGAGCTGCTCTGTCACCTCTGCCTACTTGGTTCATGAAGGCTTGGAAGCTTAAATTATCTAAAATTTCATTACTTGCCATTATCCACTAAAAGCCTTTAGTCATAATATTAATTTTATCAGAGTAATTATTGGTTTTGAGTATATTCATAAGTAGATGGATATTTAGGTCGATTAGCTGACGCAATCGCCATATTTGTTAGTTTACCAACAGCCATACCAGCCAATGCACCCGCACCTCCTCTAAGTGCAATATTT